TCGGAGCATTTACGGCCGTCATGTCAAAAGAAATTTGTGGAGCAGATACAAAGCGTCGAATAGGATTTGAAGCCCCTTCAAAATCTGGGGCCAGAATATAGGCAGGTACCACCATGCTAAAACTATAACGAACAAGTCGTTCATCGTCAGTAAAATCTGAAAAATTATTTCCAGGATTGAATCCACCCTCCAAGAAAGCAACAAAATAATACCCTTTCGGTGTTTCAATACGAAATGTTAAACGACCATTCGTATGCGACGAAGACATAAACGACATCAATAGATCGTTCATCTGTTGCGTATATTGAGTCCAAAACGTAATTTCGTATGTTGCATTGTAATATTGCACATTTGGAAGTTCGTAAATTTCATAAATATTGTTTCCAATATTCGGTTGTAGTAAGCGACCATTGCGATAAAATGACTTTGTTTTTGCTTGAGGTCGACGTGTTGCAATTTCGCCCGGAAGAGTACCGGCACCGCGGGAGCCAGTTAAGCCAGGAGTAATTTTATGCGAATTACTAACTCTGTCATCCTGATTTTGCAAAGCCTCTTTGTTGATTACTCTCTGGTACACAGGATCATCTTTGCTTAGGCGACGTTTAATTGTAATAGGACTAGACTGATTCGTTCCCATCCCTCGCGTCATATCTTTTGCCATTCCCGTGCGTGCAATAGAAATTAAAGGTAAAATAAGTGTATTGCTATCGTCTCTGAGCGGCTTATTGCGAGATAAAATTGCAAAACGTTCTCCAGTAGCAAAAATAACTGGAACTCTAACAACTGCACCCTCTTGCTTGTAAAATAAATCCAAATCTTCACTAAAAAGTGTAAACAGAGCCCGATCTACGTCTTCAATCGTGCAAGAAGGTATAGTCACCTCGGAATCTCGGGAGATTCCTAATTCTTTATTACCAGCGCCTGTCTGTTGAACTGTCGACATACTTATGACTCGTCATAAAAAGTAGAAGGAATTTTTCGCGGATCTCCGAGGGGTGACACCTCAGCCGGTGCTGGATTAGGTGGAAGATCAAGCTTTCCTTGCTCAATAAGAGCGCGTTCATCACCAGTGGGCCCGAGTTTATTTTCCTTAAATCCGCGTTGCTGAATAAAGGTTTTTTGAATTGCGTCAGGATCCGAATATCCTTCGTCGGTCGGGCCAAGTGGAAGCTTATCAATTTGACCTATTCTGGCCTGAGTGCAGGAAAGATTCATTCCTGTAGTATATTCCACAAGTCCAAACACGAGCTTATCCCATTCAATACTGACGACTTCAAAAAAATTGGCGCCGAAACTCAAATAATCACCTTCTCGGATATCAATGTCACGGTCAATCATGTCGCGATATTGAATATAAACGTTAATTTTTTGAATTGCTTCGGTTCCAAAATTATTCGTAATACGAACTGGCGAATTCCAGGCAACCCGAGCTTCAATTTCAATGGGAGGATCAAAAACCTTTTCAGGGGCCTCTTCATAAACATCATGCACCCCCGAATATTCCTCTCGCACGTGATAATAATAGATCTTTTGCCCTATTACGTCTTTGACAATTTCTTTCGTCAAATCCGAAATTAGATCAACTTCACGTGGTGTAATGAATAATCGAGCCATTTATTTTTATCCTATAATAATGCATTTTCCCATAGGGATGGGAACTGTCTTTAAAACCGTCTGGAGATTTCCAGCCTTAGCGGCTTCTCCTTCAAGCATCTTGTCATAAGTAAGTGACTCAAGAAGGTTGTTCATCTGCTCTTTGAGTTGCTGCTGTTCTTCTCGGCCTGTAGTAACTAAGTCTGCTCCATTCAACTGAAGATCCCCTCCAGGAATTGGCACTGACGAGAATTTAGATCTCACCAAACCAAGCAATTCTTTGCAGCACCCAAAAGTATAATTGTATATCCATGTACGGCCCATGCTATTAAACGTTTCATATTCAAGAATTCCATATGGAATATTTGCAAAAGAACTCACCCCATAGACCGTATCGTCACCATAAGCAGGGTTGAATGGATCGCTCGAAAAGCCGACCCTAATCCAAAGTTTTGCATTGGTTTCAGTGGATTCACTGGTAGGACATGGATAAATGCGAATTTTTGTCCCCTGAGTCGTGTATGAATAATTTGACCGGCGCACTCGATTGGAAAGATCCATCTGTCCACCACGAAGAACGTCTTCGAAAACTGGCAAAACATAAAACACAGTCTCGGGGGTAAACGACTCGAATGAAAATTCGTTATTAAGATAGTTTATTGCACTTGTAGTATCAAAAAATCTATATGCCGCCTGAGGCGAAAAGTGAAAAACTTCCATTATTTTCATACGGGTGGGCGGGTCATTAAGACTTGACGAAAAAATTAAATTCCCATCGCCGTCTTTTAGTTCACTATACATGTCATAATCTTGTCGACCTGCCGCAAGCGAAATCGAGCCAGACATTGTATTATAGGAACCTCCAATCCCAGCTTCCTGAGCATAGGGTTCTGCCAAGCGAAGAATAAAATCTAAGGTCTCATGAGCATATTTCCCTTCAACATTAGAACCAGTGCTGATACCGAATAGGTTGCTCAGTTGACTACGGGTTTGATATTCGTTGACTAGTGTTCCGTATTCGAGGGTCGCTTCTTCAAAACATGACCAAATTTGTTTTTTTGTAAGCTCCACACTGAGAATATCGTCTCCCAACTTTCGCTTTACAAATGTTACAAGAGAATCGGCATCTTTTTGGAATGACAAATCATCATCAAAAAAACCAAATGGTGTAGGTCTGAACGTCGCCGCGAAGCTGGCCATATCTTATATCCTCTGCAATTAACTATCAGCGAGATTTCCCTCATTACTCAAAACAAAAACGGCTCTCCTGGCGATGCGCGTGTAAAATGCACACAGGAGAGCCGTCTTAAATGCGTTAAAAAATATTTTATTTTCAAAGTCTAATGGAGCCTAAATCCAATATAACTACCAAGCTTCTTAAGCAGTACACTCCACTCGTGCCGGGAGACTCCATCAGAGCTTCCTGCAGCTACGGCTGGTCTTGCTTCCAACGCCGCGACTTTCTTGCTAAGCGCTGAAATGCTCTGTTCGAGCGCAGCGACTTTCTTTTCTAAATTCACCTGCTTCTTATCGGGTGTCGCGCCTGTCTTGAGGCTATTCATGGTTGCCATTTTTTCTCCCTTGTTTTTTAAATTCTGGGAGCAACACAACTCCCCATGTCAACACCTATAAATATACCTCAATAGATGCAAATAACTCTATGAATAAAAAAAAACGGCCACCCAAATGGGTGGCCGTTGAATTTAGGCAAACGAATTATTAGATGACATCCATCTTAGTAATCGTTACCGTACCGTAGAAGTCGTTACGAACCATCTTCTTACCATAGCGAGTCATCACGCCCTTACGGGGTGTGAAATCCTCAGGAGCGAAGATTGTTGGTGTAACAATCAGAGGTACATAGGGAGCATAAACATATCCGGTCTCCAGATAGCTTCCACCCTTATAGCCAACGAGGACCTGATTCCTTGGGAAATAAGGATCCTTGTAAACCGTAAAGCGGTTGCTCAAAGTACCAACCTTCTCGGCACCGATCGTAAACGGTGTACCGACCTGGCCCTCAGCGTCAATGCTGTATGAGGGACGATACATCACAGAAGCCTCAAGAATCGTTGCTACCTCTGGGGAAACCACGATAAAGTTAGCCGAACCACGAAGGGTCTTGCGATGAATCTCATTACCGACATCGATAATGGTCTCAATCAACGTCTCGTACCACTCACGTACCGTACCAGTAAAGTTGGCCGAAACAGCGGCGCCTGTGCGCTTGTTAAGGAAGTTACCGGGCTGGCGTGACCAGTAGAAGCGAGTATCACCTGCCGTCACGAGATCGTTCAGAATCTCACGATCAATTTCAAGTGCAATCTGCTCTGAGAGGATCTGGGTAAGCTCAACCTCAGCGTCGAGGCTGTGGTAAGCGTTCAGGTCCTGAGCCAGCTCAGGTGACCAGCGAGCACGAAGCTTACGAGTCTGAGCCGTGACCGCAATTGAATCAACCTTGATATCAATCTCGGGAATCTCGGGAGCAGGCGATGTGGCAAAGTTGGACTCAAATGCCGGAATGGTAAGTGAATCACCATCTCCACCAGAAACTCTACGAGCCTCAAGCGGGAACGAAATACCAAGAGTGGAATACGCCACTGGGGTACCTGACGCAATGTCGACACCAGCAGCTGCACCAGCGGTTGTACCAGACATAATGAACTTAACAACAGCAGATGAGTTGGTGATCTTAACAAGCGGATCGGCAGTAAAAACACCAGCGCTATATGTACCAATTTCATTCAAGCGTCGAAGGTTCAGAAGACCCGTACCAGGCTGCACTGTAGATGAGATGACTCTATGCCCCGTTGTGGGCGTTTCGTCACCGGCAACAACCAGCGCAATGTTCTTGATCAACGACGTGTCAGCATGCTGCACACCGGTGACTGTCGAACCACTGAGACAAGAAGCATCGAGGAACAGTGCATAATATGAAGCACCGGTCTGACCTGCACCAGCCTTGGCACCCTCATCATCAATAGCGGTGATGACCTGAGGATCATACATGAGCAACTTACCATCAGAACCGGTAGCTCTCATAGCAGTGTTGCACTCCATGTTTGTCAGAGTAGTATTACCGTTGTAGGAACCGGAAGCAATCACGTTATCAAGTGTCAGTGCTTTCTGCACATAGACCCGTGAATAACCGGAACCAGCAAGGTTATACTGTCCGCCAAGGGTAAGTGAACCCGAACGAATACCAGAACCAACAGGATTTCCATAGATGGAAGAACCAGAAGGATACTGTGATCCACCCAGCGAACCACCACCCTGAGCCGTACCATAAGTATAGTCAAGATAGAAAAGCAGGCCGGAAGGCAAGCTCATTGGCTGGACGGAAACGAGTTCGTTGGCAACGAGGCCACCGAAAACACGTCGAACGATCGGGAATGCGACGTTCTGAAAACCGCGGATGTCGCCTGATCCGAGGGTTGAGGAATTACCGGTGCCGAGTGAGCTCTGCTCGCGCAGAACCTGAGCGGCCTGATTTTCCAATAATGTGGCCATATTCTCACGGTGGTGAGCTTTAAGACCTCTGAGCAGTCCTGTTCTGGACCACTTACTAACAAGTTGACGGTTCTGTGCACCAAGGTGCCGCTGGCGAATACCCTCCGTCAACTGATCGAGTGTGAACTTCGTAGACATTTTTTCTCCTTTAATGTTTTAATGAAGTGAAGGGATTATTACTTATTCCCCTTGCCAGAAATCCCGGCGAGGAGTGCCCAGCGATCGACCTCAGCTCCACTCTGTGCCGGGGAAGCCGACCGAGCTGATCTGGAAGATGACGCTAGTAAACGGTTTCTGCCTTCTGAAAGGCGTCCACCAGATTTTGTTAATGACGAACTTAAACTCTTATAAAGGAGCTTAGCCTCATTAATCGTCTTGGCACTATCTAAAGCCTCGACAATGGCGCGCTGCTGCTTAGCGGAAAGATCACGATTTTGCATGAGCTTATTTGCGAAAAGCAACTTTGCATTGAAAACATTCATTTCGTTGAGCTGTGAGCGAAGACGCGTTGCTGCTCTCTCTGCCCTGACCACTCTAGTGGATGCTCGGGAGCTCCGGGAAGACGTGGCATTACGGCGAGTGGAACGACGTAAAGCTTGCTCTCTCTGAAGACGACGTGATACAGTTTTTCTGGCACGTGATCTCCGGGGAGAGCGACGACGGTTAAGTTCCTCTTCAAGGGCATTAACCAGATCATCTTCCGAAACGTCAATAACTTCGTCGGAACCGCCCCATGAATCCTGGGCGGCCATCGGATCTCCGATTTCCTCACCAGCATCCGGATCGGCGTCAGCTGCCTCAGCGGCATCTTCGCGCAAACGGCGCAACTCCCGGCGGAGCATCCTTTCATCAATTTCGTAAGTCTCGTCCAGCTCCTTGTCAGTCTCGTCAACCGAGTCTGCCTCGCCAAGTTCAAGGACCTCTTCATCATCCTCTTCGGCGAATTCAAGCTCTTCATCGACCTCGACATCCTCAACTGGAATAGCTTCCATACCCAAGGCAGCAGCTAGTGTGCCCAACGCATCTTGAGCCGCAGGAACGTCAGCATCTTCAGGCGCAACGTCAACCTCGACCTCTTCATCCTCTAATTCGACGCTTTCATCGTCGACACCGACTGTCTCTTCGTCTTCCTCTCGAATCATTTCCTTGAGGCTCTGATCGGCCTCAAGCTCTTCGAGAAGTCTGCGAAAAGCGGCCGCATCTCTTCGTCTTGCCATGTGCTTTATCTCCTTTATGATTATTTTAAGCTGGCTTAAGAGCCGTGAATCAACAGACTCCTCCATAACTATACCACCAGCTGCCAAACTGACGGCTTCATTTACTAACTTTGCATAGTACAAGGCAGCAATATCTACCCTTGCTGTGCTAGCTTTTCGCATATCAACACCTTGTAATGCGATCTTAAGCTTAGCAGTGTTCTCCGCTAGGGCCTTAATTCGTCCCTTCGTAGAACGCTTATTTAAAATGTAATTTTCAACAACATCTGCCAAACCTCGGCCCAGAAGAAGATCATCTTCGAGACCAACATCGTCTGCATCCATGTCAATATTTAAATCACCTTGCACATCAATTGCAATTTTTGGAGCTCCGGAAGGCTCTAAAGCGGGAGGAGCGGTAACTGGAGCGGGAGCTGCAAGATCGATAATGTCTTCTGCGACATCACCAACCTCAAGATCCCCAATCTCTAACTCTTCAGTCGAATCGTCTTCTCCCAAAAGCTGGGCTTCGATCATCGACCGGATTCGGGGCGTAACAGCCTCAATAATTTTATTTTTAGCATTTTCT